GAAAAACTGCGCCAAGATTTAGAAAAAGAGATTCAACGCAACCGAGACCAGATTGCTGAGAATCGAATGCACATTGCCATTTTGGAAGAAAAGGTTCCAGTAGGCAACAAAATTAAATCTTTGACTGGAAAGGATTGACATGATTCCAATAATTGCATCACTGCTTGGTACATTGGCTCAGAACGGTCTGGGCCTTTTGTCTTCTGCGATTCAAGCAAAGGGCAAAGAGGTTGTTGAGAACGCCCTTGGCGTGAAGATTTCTGACAACCCTAGTCCAGAAGAAGTCAGCAAATTGCGCCAGTTGCAATACGACCACGAAGAACGATTAATTGAACTTGGCATCATGAAAGCCCAAGCGGAGTTGGAGGAACTCAAGGTATTTGCTCTGGCCTCTCAGAACGAGGATAACAACGTCACAGACCGCTGGAAAGCAGACATGGGTAGTGACTCTTGGCTGTCCAAAAATATTCGCCCTATGAGCCTTGTAGCCATCTTCTTGGGGTACTTCATCTTTGCAATGATGTCTGCATTCGGCTTGAACGCCAACGAGTCCTATGTCCAGTTGCTTGGGCAGTGGGGAATGCTGATCATGGGCGCTTATTTTGGTGGCCGCACAATTGAAAAACTGGCTGACATGAGGAGCCGAAAATGAGCCTAAGTCAAGAGCAGGCTGCATTTTTGCTGGATATGTGCAAGTTGATCCAGCACGCCACTGAGCAAGGTTTTGTAGTCACTGGAGGGGAGTTGTCCCGCACACCAGAGCAGCAAGCTATTTATTTGAAAACGGGTCGGTCAAAGACCATGAACTCTATCCACCTCAAGAGGTGCGCCATTGACTTGAACTTCTTCAAAGAAGGACAGATAATTTGGGACAAGGGCATCATTGCTCCGCTGGGCGCTTATTGGGAATCTTTGCATCCCAAAAACCGTTGGGGCGGCAACTTTAAATCACTTGTAGATTGCCCTCACTTTGAGCGCAATGTTGGATAAAGGGAAGACGCAATGACACTAATCCCATCATGGGTGATGACGTATGACAGTCTGACCTCCACGGTACTTCAATACTTGGAGCGTAAAGACGCCGCCGTTGTTGATGCTATTCCAACTTTTATTTCATTGGCCGAGTTTGAGGTTTCTCAAGAAATTAAGACGTTGGGGCAACTGCAAGTGGTAGAAGCAAACATGACCGCAACCAACGCAATTTTGCAAAAGCCTGCGCGTTGGCGAAAAACGGTGTCAATGAGTGTCACTGTGGCAGGTAAAAAACAACCCGTTTATTTGCGAAAATACGAGTATTTGAAAAATTATTGGCCAGATGCCAGTTTGACCGATGTGCCTTTGTACTACGCTGACACCGATTGGGAGCATTGGTACATTGCACCAACGCCCACATTGGCCTATGCTTTTGAAGTTCTTTACTACGAGCGCATCTCTCCATTGAGTTCTGCCAATCAAACAAATTGGCTGACTCAAAATGCCCCGAACGCTATGCTGTTTGGAACCCTGTTGCAAGCAATGCCGTTCCTCAAGAACGATCAACGCACCATCTTCCAACAGAAGTACACTGAGGCGCTCCAAGCCCTAAAAGCTGAAGATGTGGCGCGTGTTGGTGATCGTCAAGCCATTGCCGTGGACTCTTAATTATGACCAGCTACGTTAACCCCTACACAGGTCAGACGATCAGCCCATCGCAAGTGGGTTATGAACAACTGACTATCAGCACCGACACAACTCTTGAGTGGCCAATTAACGGCAACACAGACAGTGTTGTTGCCAACATTATTGAAGTATCGGCAACCGTCAATACAAATTTGAAGTTGTACATGCCGCCTGCAACTTCGGTGTCTACAGGTCAGAGCGCATTGATTCGCAACATTGGGTCTTATTCATTCACCGTGGTGGACACAAGTGGGAATACGATTGTTTCAATTGCTTCTGGCATAGCCCAGTACATTTACGTCACCACCAACACAACGATCAATGGCACGTGGGGCACCGTGACGTTTGGTGCCGGGACTTCTGCGGCTAATGCGGCCACGTTGGCAGGCTTTGGCCTCAAGGCCATCAACACTACGTTGAACACGCAGATTCCTGTTTCGGCATTCTCTTCTGCTTACACTTTTAACTCGGCTGACCGCGCATCGCTATATGTGTGGACTGGCGGTGCAGGCACCGTAACTTTTCCAACTGCATCCGATGTTGGAGCAAGTTGGTATGTTGTGATCAAAAACGACGGCACGGGTATTTTGAACGTGGCTTTGACTGGCGCAAACACCATTGACGGAAACGCCAGCGCACAATTGCAAATTGCCGAATCGTTTGTTGTGGTGTCTGACGGCACCAATTACGTGTCGTATGCCTACGGTCAATCAGCCCAATTTTTCTTTACTCAATTGGTAAAGAATGTGACGGGTGGCACAGTGACGCTGACCTCGGCCGAAGCATCCAGCATCATTCAAGAGTACCAAGGCACGCTGACATCAAATTGCACGGTAATTCTGCCGCCGACGGTTCAGTTGTACTCTCTTCAAAACAAAACCACTGGCTCGTACACGCTGACATTTAGCACTGGTGTAGTTGGTGGGACAACAATATCGTTGCCTCAAAATCAAACCATCATTGCAATTTGTGACGGCACAAACGTCTTCAATGCTCAAACCTCTACCTCGTCGTCTATCAATGCATTGACATTGGGCAACGGTTCTGCGGCCGCTCCGTCTCTGTCGTTCACTGGTAGCGCAACGACTGGCCTGTACCTTGCCGCAACAAACCAACTTGGATTTGCAATTGCTGGCGTCAACGCAGGCACTTTGGCCGCAACCGGGTTACGCTTGCCTGTAGGGATCATTGGTGGAGCATTCTAATGACCGCAAAAGTCGTCACACTACAGGTTGGGCCGGGGATTCAACGCGACGGTACTCAGTTTGCTTCGGTGAGTTATGTGGACGGCAAGTGGGTTCGTTTTCAGTACTCCCGTCCTCGCAAAATTGGTGGCTACAACGGGTCGTTTTTGAACGCAACAGGGATCAGTCGCGGAATGATTATGAGTGCGCAAGACGGACTCAACTACGTAATCTCTGGCTACAACAACGGCATCGAGCAGTGGACGACTGACAACGACAATGCTGTGGGTTTTGGCCCAACAGCGATTGAACCAATTGGCTCTGTGTCAACAATTGGCATTACCACCCAAGGCTCTGCTTATACCAACGGCACCTACGCCGGGGTGTCGATCATCACATCCGTTGGAACTGGGTGCATAGTCACCGTGACGGTATCCAGCAACTTGGTGTTCAGCGTGGTGGTCACCAGCGGTGGCGTGGATTACGCCCACAATGCCGTGGTCACAATTGCGGCGGCAAGCATTGGCGGCACCGGGTCAGGCTTTGTTGGGTACATTGACAACCTCACAACCTACGCGCCCAACGCAAACACCCTGTGGCAATTTGACATTGGCTACGACGCTTTTGGAAATGGTGACAACAATTTAATTGGCCATCCCGGCCAGAACTTGGTTGACATCTCATCGTCCGTAAACACAAGGCCACTTTTTGGCCCTTTTACAGGCACAACGCTGACCCCTGTGGGCGTTTTTACGGCTACTGGCACCACCATCAACGGTTCACCCAATGTGTCGTTTGCAACCACCATTGCGGCCATTGGCGCAGGAGTTTCAGTCACAGGCACTGGGATTCCTTCTGGCACCACCGTGCTTTCTGCTTTGGAGGTTAGTAATACAACCACATTGGCTGGTGTTGCAGTAACTGGCACAGCAGGTCAATTTTCTTGCAGTGCAACCACTTTAATTTCTGGACAAACAATTGTTGTGACAGGAACCTTGACGGGAACTGCATCAGGAGTTTCTGCTGGGACTTATTACATCATTGCCACGAATGGAACCACCACATTCACTCTATCAGCGGTGTCTGGTGGGACGGCAATTGTCACCACAGCAGGGACAACTGCTGGCTTGACATTTGTTTTGCAAGTATCAAGCGTGTGGACAGCCACATTGAGTGCAAACGCCACCTCAAGCGGCAGTGGAATTTTGACCTTTGACAATAATGTCTCAGTGTCTGGCGGCATTGTCATGTTGTTTCCGTACTTGTTTGCCTATGGCAACAACGGTTTAATTCAAAATTGTGCGGCAGGTGACTTTAGCAATTGGACATCATCAGACTCCAATGCCAACAACGTGTCTTCAACCAAAGTTGTAAAAGGCCTGCCACTGCGTGGCGGCACAACGTCACCTGCTGGCTTGTTTTGGACTTTGGACTCTGTGGTGCGGGTCACCTATGCACCAACCACCATTGGAACTGCAACTTTTTACTGGAAGTACGACTTAATTACACAGCAGTCTTCAATCTTATCCAGTGCGTGCGTTATTGAGTACGACGGCATTTTTTATTGGATTGGAACTGACCGATTTTTAACCTACAACGGTGTAGTGCAAGAATTGGAAAACAAGCAAAACAACAACTACTTTTTTGACAACTTGAATTACGCCCAACGCCAAAAAGTGTGG